AGTTGAGTGCCTTTATGAAGGCGCGGTTGTGTTGGGAACAGACAATCTTATTAAGTGGGAAATGTCTAAAAACATGTTACGCCCTAAAAGTGATTTTACTAAAGTTAAAATGAACTACTCTATAGTAGCTCCTAGAATGTACAAGGGTAAAATAGAATCCTTGGTAGGTAGAATAACTGGATTTGCCGACATGATTCAATTAACACACTTAAAGATTCAACAAGTAATGTCTAGAATAGTTCCAGATGGCGTTTACTTAGACGCTGATGGTTTAGCTGAAATAGATTTGGGTAACGGAACAAACTACAATCCTCAAGAAGCGTTAAATATGTTTTTCCAAACAGGTTCTGTTATTGGTAGATCAATGACAGCTGATGGAGATATGAATCCTGGTAAAGTTCCTATACAAGAAATTAGTACGGGTAACGGTAGCGGAAAGCTTCAAAGCTTAATAGGAAACTACAACTACTATTTGCAGATGATTAGAGACACTACCGGCTTAAACGAAGCTAGAGATGGTAGTACACCAGATAAAAACGCTTTAGTGGGTGTTCAAAAGTTAGCTGCCGCTAACTCTAATACTGCAACAAGACACATACTCCAAGCTGGATTATTTTTGTCTACTGAAGTAGCAGAGTCTTTGTCGCTTAGAATATCAGACATTATAGAGTATTCTCCAACTAAAGATGCTTTTATACAAGCTATAGGAGCACACAACGTTGCTACTCTTGAGGAAATGAGCAACTTACATCTTTATGATTTTGGAATATTTTTAGAATTAACTCCAGATGACGAAGAAAAAGCTATGTTGGAAAACAACATACAAATGGCTTTAAATCAAAAGAATATAAACTTAGAAGATGCCATAGACATAAGAGAAATAAGAAACGTAAGTCTGGCAAATCAACTTCTTAAGATACGTAGAAAAGAAAAAGAAGAAAAAGATAGACAGTTGCAGCTAGAAAACATTCAAGCTCAAGCGCAGTCTAACACTCAAGCCGCTCAGTCAGCTGCTCAAATTGAAATGCAAAAAGACCAGGTGTTAACTCAATCTAAAGCTCAACTAAAACAGGTTGAAGCCCAACTTAATTCTCAAGCGTTAATGCAAGAAGCTGAGATTAAAAAGCAACTTATGCAGCTAGAGTTTCAAATGAACATGCAGCTTAAGAACCTAGAAGTTGGTGGCATCAAAGATAGAGAGAAAAGCAAAGAAGACAGAAAAGACGAAAGAACTAAAATACAAGCCACTCAACAAAGTGAGCTAATAGATCAAAGAAACGGTGGTAAGCCACCTAAAAACTTTGAGTCATCAGGTAATGATATACTTGGTGGCGGTTTAGGTTTAGATGATTTTGGGCCTAGATAATTACTAATTTATATTTTATATTATGGAAGAAAATGAAAAAGTAACTGAAGAAGTTACACAAGAGACTAACGAAGCTACGATAGATGAGTCGAAGTTCAAATCAGCCGGAGACGATTCGGTTATTAAAGTTGATTTAAGTGCAAAACCAAAGGAAGTTGAGGAAAGTACAGTTGACGACACAAGAGTGGTTGGAAGCGATGAAAGTACCGACACCACATCAGAACAAGAAGAAGTACAAGAGGAAGCTGAAACACAAGAGCAACCAGTACTAGAAGAAATTACTGACGAGCAGGTTGAAGAGGTTGAAGAGCAGATTCAAGAAGCTATTGCTGAATCAGAGGCTACAGGAGACCCACTACCAGAGAACGTTCAAAAGTTAATGGACTTCATGGAAGAGACTGGCGGAACATTGCAGGACTACGTTGATCTAAATAGAGATTACTCTGACTTAGATAATGAAACAGCTTTAGTAGAGTATTATAAGAAAACAAAGCCGCATTTAGACGCGGAAGAAATAAACTTTTTAATTGAAGATACGTTTAACTACGACGAAGATGTAGACGACGATAGAGATATTAGAAGAAAGAAACTAGCGCTTAAAGAGCAAGTTGCCAGCGCAAAGGCCTACTTAGACGGGCAAAAGTCTAAATATTACGAAGAAATCAAAGCAGGGTCTAGGTTAACGCCAGAGGCTAAAAAAGCTGTAGATTTTTTCAACCGATATAACAAAGAATCGGAAGTAAGTGAACAAAAAGCAAAAAATGCTAAACTTAAGTTTAATCAAAAAACCGATCAGGTTTTTAACGACAGTTTCAAAGGTTTTGAATATAGTGTTGGAGATAAAAAATATAGGTTTAACGTTAAGGATGCTGGAAAGGTTAAGCAAACCCAAGGCGACATTAACAACTTTGTCAAAAAGTTTTTGAACGAAGATAATACGATGTCAGACGCTAAAGGGTATCACAAAGCCTTATACTCAGCAATGAATCCTGATGCTATTGCTAATCACTTTTACGAACAAGGGAAAGCTGATGCACTAAAAGACAGTATTGCTAAGAGCAAGAATGTTAGCATGGACCCAAGACAATCCCACGGGAACGTTGAGGTTGGTGGACTTAAGTTTAAAGTGTTGGGCGACAACTCTTCTGATTTTAAGTTTAAAATTAAAAACAAAAAATAATTTAACAATTTAAAACATTTAATTATGGCAATTACAGGTGCAACGAACTTACAGCCCGCAGCAGTGCGCGCAACACTAAGTTCAAATTACATTGACTTTGCAGCAGCCGGCGCTTCAGACGGTTGGGCACAGCAATATTTACCAGACTTAATGGAGTCTGAAGCAGAGGTTTTCGGAAACAGAACTATCTCTGGATTTTTAGCACAAGTTGGTGCTGAAGAAGCAATGACTTCTGACCAAGTTGTTTGGTCTGAGCAAGGTAGATTACACTTATCTTACAAAGGTCACGTAGCTGCAAACGCTGCTACAACTACTGCAAGTACTATTGCTGGTGGTGTTGTTGAAATCGACTTTACAATTGATGATGTAGCGGTTGCTACTGGTTCAGTTGATCACGGTATTAGATTAAACGACATTTTATTATTAGCTCATGCTAATGGTACTGCTAGAGTATTAGTTGCTAAAGTAGCAAATGATCAAGTATCCGTAGTTCCTTATGACGCTACAGATAATGATGGTGAGTTACAACACGCTTTTTCTGGTGGTGATGTAGCAAATGGATCTAACGATGACAAGTCTTTAACTATTTTAGTTATTGGTTCTGAGTACTCTAAAGGTACAAACGGTAGAACTACAGCTAACGAGCCAGGATTCAAATCTTTTACTAACAAGCCTGTTATCATGAAAGATATGTATTCTGTATCTGGATCAGATGCTTCTGCTATTGGTTGGGTTGAAGTTACTGGTGAAGAAGGACAGAATGGTTACTTATGGTACCTAAAAGCTGAAGGAGACACAAGAGCTCGTTTTGCTGATCACTGTGAAATGACTTTAATTGAGTCTATCAAAGGTGACTCTGGTCAAACTTTTGCTGATTCTGCTGAAGGTCCTATTGGAGCTTCTCACACTGCTTTTGGTACTGAAGGTTTATTCTCAGCTATTGAAACTAGAGGTAACATTGCTACTGGTGTAACTGGTGTTAATGCTGCTACTGACTTAGCTGAATTTGATGCTATCTTAGCAGAGCTTGACTCTCAAGGAGCTATCGAAGAAAACATGATGTTCCTAAACAGAGCTACAAGCTTAGCGATGGATGACATGTTAGCTTCTATGAACTCTTACGGTGCTGGTGGTACTTCTTACGGAGTATTTGACAACAACGAAGATATGGCATTAAACTTAGGTTTCTCTGGATTCAGAAGAGGTTCTTACGACTTCTACAAGTCTGACTGGAAATACTTAAACGATGCTTCAACTCGTGGAGCTATTAATGCTAAAGCAACTACTGATGCTATTAGAGGATGTATGATTCCTGCTGGAGTTTCTTCAGTGTACGATCAGCAATTAGGTAAAAACCTAAAGCGTCCTTTCTTGCATACACGTTACCGTGCTTCTCAAACTGAAAACCGCAAGATGAAATCTTGGGTTACTGGTTCTGTTGGAGCTGTTACATCTGATTTAGATGCAATGGAGGTACACTACTTATCTGAAAGATGTTTAGTAGTTCAAGGTGCAAACAACTTCTTCTTATTGAAGTAAGCATTTATATTTATAGAGGGAGATTAATTTCTCCCTCTTTATTTTTTTATTAATTATTATTATATTATATCATGGCTAAAAAGCAAACAAAAAAAACAGAGGTAGACACACCTCAACCTATAGCGTCAAACGAGATGCAACAAGTAGTTATAGAAAAAGAAGTTAAAACTTCTACTAAAAAAGAACCAACTGACGGCTGGGAAGTAAAAGATAGAGTTTATTATCTTAAAAGTAAAAGAAAACCATTGTCATATTCAATTAGGTCTTCTGGATTATACTTTTTTGACGAAGAAAAAGGTTACGAAAGAGAATTAAAGTACACTAGCAACCAAAGAACTGTATTTGTAGATGAAATGCAAGGAGATCAAAGGTTAGAACACATTATATTTAGATCAGGAGCTTTATATGTTCCAAGAAACAAAACTGTTCTTCAAAAGTTTCTAAGCTTGTATCATCCTCAAAAAAATAATTTATTCTACGAGTACAAGCCACAGGCTATTGCAGAAAACCAAATAGACATTATTGAATTAGAACTAGAAGCTTTAAATGCTGCTAAGAATCTAGACATAGACATGGCTGAAGCGGTTATGAGAGTAGAAATAGGATCTAAGGTAGCAGAGATGAGTTCTAAGGAGCTTAAAAGAGATTTATTGTTATATGCTAAGAAAAACCCAAGCTTGTTCTTAGATTTAGTTAACGATGAAAATGTTATGTTAAGAAACTTTGGTATTAGAGCTACTGAAATGGGTTTAATTAAGTTATCCTCAGATCAAAGAACTTTTAACTGGGGTTCTAATAACAGAAAACTAATGACAGTACCATTCGATGAGCATCCTTATTCTGCTTTAGCGCAATGGTTTAAAACTGACGAAGGTATGGAGATATACTCCAATATTGAAAAGCAGTTAAACTAAGTGATTATTTATAGAAGTTGGGTCATCTAAAGCAGATGGCTCAACAACTATAAAAAAAATATAAGTAAATGGCGATAAATATAGATACGATATATCAAAGAGTTTTGGCAATCGCCAACAAAGAACAAAGAGGCTACATAACTCCTCAAGAGTTTAACCTACTCGCCAATCAAGCTCAGCTAGAAGTGTTTGAACAATACTTTTACGACAACTCACAGTTCAATAGAGTGCACGGTAATTCTACAGAGTACTCTGATATGTTAGATATTATAGATCAAAAGCTATCTATATTTCAACAAAATCAACAAGCAAACATAACAGAAACAAATAATCCAGCTTACGCATCTACATTTGGAGCAAGCTTGGTGACAAATGGAACTTTTGACTCAAACATAACGAGTTGGACTGCAGCTGGTGGCTCAACTGGTACTCAGGCTCATTACTCTGTTGGTGGCGTAAACGCTATACTGTTGAAAAACAACGATACTAATAGCAATTTTTCTTCTAGCCAAGCAATTACAACTGTGGTTGGTAAACTATATAGAGTTAAAGCTGATATTAATGCGGGATTACTAAACAGTAGTGGCTCAAACGCCGCTGCAAAAGCTTTTATAACGCTCGCTGGTTCGCCTTCTACATCCGTAATAGCAGGTAGTTCTAGCTCTGTGGTTTTCTACTACACGGCAGCAGCAACAAGTAGCAGTCTTGTCCTCAATATAAATGCGGCAGGAAATACTACTGACAGTGCTTTATTTGATAATATAAAAGTTGAAGAAGTTACCGGAAGAAAACTTACTATTCCTCTTCAAAGCATATACAGGTTAGGAGCAGTAATGTATACAGACTCTACCGGTAGGTTTGTTGAAGTTAACAAAGTTATGCCAAACGAGTTGCTATACATAAATTCAGCTCCGCTAACAAAGCCTACAGAATCAAATCCTATATACGTATTAGAAGGAAATGCAATATCTATATATCCTGCAAACCTAACGTCAGGACAAATAGCTGCAAACTATATTAGAAAGCCAAACAAATGTAACTGGGCTTACAATATAATAAATGAAAAAGCTTTGTTTGATTCTAACAAATCAATAAACTTTGAGCTGCACATTTCAGAAGAGGTTACTTTAGTAAATAAAATACTAGAGCTTGCTGGTATAACATTACAGAAAAAAGAAATTCAAGAGTTTGGCTCTGGAAAAGATAACAAAGAAGTACAACAAGAAAAATCATAACACATGGGATTAATAAACGAAACAGGTAGTGCATATTATTCTGGTAGTAACTTAGGTAGCTACCAGTTTACTTCTTTAAAAGACGTTATAGATCAATTTGTTATAGCTTACGTTGGAGAAGACAAGATAATAAGCAAGATAAAAAGAACAGACGTGGTGTTTCACGCTATGAGAGGTATGCAAGAGCTAAGCTTCGATACTTTTAAGTCTACCAAGGCTTACGAAATATTAGTACCAGCAACTTTGCAAATGGATCTACCTCAAGATTATATTAACTACGTAAAGATAACCTACTCAGATGCCGCTGGAATAGAGCACGTGTTGTATCCAGCAGCTAAAACAAGTAATCCACAAAAAATTACTCAAGCAACTGACGGAAGTTATACTTTTTCTAAC